AGCGCTGCCGATCCCGCGCCCATATAAATCCGACCGTTGACAAAATCTAATTCAATGCGCGGATGCGCGTCTGTGCTTCGCTTGCCAGACAAACCTTGCGAAAACAAACGATAAGCCCAATCAGTCGCTGAACTGCTTTTGTTCAGCACCTCAGTACCGGCTTCAAACCCTTGCAAATGCGGGCCAGCTATGCCGCTGGTGCTGTCGTTTGTTAGATTAAAAACTACGCCTGAACCCCTAATGCTGTTTTTTCGCGCCCCTAAAACTTGATTTAGTGTTGAAGACCCGGACCCCGTAAAGTCAAACTGAATGCCAAAAGACTGATAGCCGCCTATGAATATGTTGTCTGTGTTTCCGTTTGCCGTGTCGGTCGCAAAAAGCACTTTGGCATTTACGCCGCTTTCATATCGACAATTCAGAAACACATTGTTTGAAGTGCTTTCTTTAAGCTCAACCATGTATTCAACAAGGTTGCTTTCCACGCTTGTGCCAATAAACGTGTTTGTGTTTGGGCCACCAAACGATGTTGCGCCTTTGTCGAGCACGATCATTCGCGTGCCGACATAGCCGCTAGTCGTAAAATCAGTTGAGTTGAAACCCAAACGCCCGTTAATGAACGTGTTTTGGTTGCACCACCCTCCCGATCCGGCAGGCCTTAAGCGCAACTGTACCTTGTTGCTGTAGATATAACCCAGCGTCACAGTATTGTGCGCGAAGCCGTTTGTGTATCCTCCGCATGTCAAGCCAATTTCAAACTCTGTTACGCTCGGAACAACAAACATGCACTGGTTGCAGTTAGCCAACTCAATGCCAATGCCCGCTCCCCAAGTACCCGCTGAACGGGAACTATTGACGACGCGCGGCAAAGACATGATCTTTGTGTTTGTTGGGTCTCCCGTTGTCGTGCCAAACCGCACAACCGGGCTAACCAACGCGCCATTGGCGCTGATGGTCATGGAACTCATGTCGCCGTCACAAACAAGCGTCAGCGTTGCCGTCACTTTGTAAATGCCAGGAGGCCCCACCAAGCTTGCTCCGCTTGTTGCAGCGTAATTTGCAGCCGCTTGAATAGCCGCTGTATCGTCCGCCACTCCATCGCCCACCGCGCCAAAGTCGCGCACGCTGACGATGTCGCGGAGTTTGTTTACGTTTTGGCGCGCTATGCTCATTGTTTCCCTGCCACAATAGCTGCGCTGATCTGATCAAGATTGTATCCAGACCACCAATCATATCTAAGCATCGTTTCCAAATGGCGGACGTTAAGATCAAGCATGTAAAGATCTTTCGCGTCCTGCGTTGGAATGAAGCTGTTGATAAAAATTACGCTGTCAATCATCGCGTTATAGTGGCGTGCAATTTCTTCGGCGCTTGGCATATCGTCAGGCATTTGTCTTTTCCTCTAGTGTTACAACGCGCGCAGACAATTCTTTTACCGCATTGATGAGGTGCCAGACCAACGGATCTGTGTTGACACTGAGAACGCCGGTTGAGTTCTGCGTCACGCACATCGGCAGGACTTCGCGGATCTCTTGCGCGATGACGCCAAGCTGGACGCCGGGACGATTAATGGCGGCAGACTGCGAAAGTTCGGTAATTTCCTCGGGCGACCTGTATTCAAACGTGCGGACCCTGAGAGCTTCAATAATTGCGAGGCCGTCATTAAAGTCTGAGACGTTTTTCTTGATGCGGGCGTCGGAAGTGGTTTCCCATGTCGTGACGTTCTTTTCGTTGTACGCGCCATTCGTGCCGCCAATGAAAGCCGTATCGTCGCCTTTGCCAATAAGCCCTTCGCCCACAACTGTTTGATCAACGCCGTTGTTTGCGCTTGGATCTGATTCTGCGCCAATTATTGTGTTTCTGGCTCCCGTAGTAATGACATCACCTGCCTGCCTTCCAAAACACGAATTTGAAACCCCTGTCGTTACTGCTGCTCCCGCAGAAGATCCCAAAGCAGAATTGAAACCGGCCGTTGTAACTGCGCGCAATGCACCGTCGCCAACAGCCGAATTTTCATCCGCTGTCGTCGCCAATCTTAGAGCCCACATGCCAACCGCCGTGTTTGCCGCTCCGGTTAAGTTTGTTCTAAGTGCGGAATTGCCAACAGCCGTATTTTGGTTGCCGGTTGTTGTGTCGCGCAAAGCCAGCATTCCAACAGCCGTGCAATATGATCCAGATGTTATTGCCGTGCCGGCCCGATATCCAACGCCTGTATTTTCCGCCCCCGTCAAACTTGCGCTGTTGAGTGCCTCAAAACCCACCGCCGTGTTGCTCGCCACAGCCGTCTGGCCGCCTAGGCCGATGGTGAGGGTCTGCGCCGTGACGCGCCCGCCTTTGCTCACCTTAAACTGACTTGTCCCACCCACCTGCAAATCAAGCAGCAGGCTGCCCGCTGCGGAGGCGGTGTCGGTGACGTTAAGCCCGATGCCGGTAAAAGTCGTGCCGCTGGCGTTCCACGTATCGACAAGCGCATAAATTGGCATAGTGCTCATAGGTCACGTTCCACAATCGTTGAGCCATCACGGGCTACAATTACCACGCCAGTACGCGCTACAACTTCTTCGGCCACGGACCCGCCAGGGCTTGCCCGTTCCCCAATAAAGCCTCGCTTAAGCCAAAGCGCCAAAATACTCACGGCTGCACGACCAAGGTAATGACACGCGCGCCGCCTTGGTTAACCGGCGTGCCGGCTGTGCCAGAGCGAATGCGCAAGAACCGCACGCCAACCCAATCGCCAATGGCTTGCGCCAGATAGCGCGAAGCTGCGACTGTCAACGCGCGTTCAGTCGCGCCATCGTACAGGTCGTCATAGGTGACGCCATCCACGCTGGCTTGGAAGGTCAGCGAAGCAGCAGTCCAGCTTGAAGGCATGTCAATTGCCACGAGCTTGCGCCCGCCAAGATCCACAGCGTCCGACAGGCTCGCGCCGTTGGCAATCGTGGCGGTGCGGACTTCAAGGGCTTGGGAAATGACGGGCGCACCCATGGCTTACTTTCCTTTGCGAGATGGCGCGGGCCTGCGAGGAGTGCGCGGTGGGGTCATCTTGCCGCCTTTGCCGGCGGGCTTGGCTCCGTAGGGTTTCATTCCAGGCATGTCAGGTTCCTCCATAGCCGCTAAAAAGGTTGATGAAATCAGTCGCGGCGTTCTTTTCGTCGGTCTTGACCGTGCCAAGCTTGGCGGCTGCATCAGCCTGCATCTGCGCGGCCTGCATCTGTTGGGCTTGGGCTTGGGCCTGGGCGCGTTGCTGGCGGATGATAGCCACGTTCTCGGATGCGACGATAATGTCGGGATCCACGCCAAGCATGTCGCTATAGCTGTCAGCCCACTTGTCCACGTCGATCTTGTCGATCACTTCAGGCCGCATCTGAGCCACCGCGCCAAGAGCCCCAACGAAGCGATCCACGCCATTAACGCCGATCGCCCGCTGCGCTTGGGCGAGCATGCTGACGAACTCCACGTCAAGCTCCACGCCTTGCAACGCTTCAGGCGGCGGTGGCACAAGGTCGGCCTGCACCATGCGGGTGAAGGTCTCGTCGATCAGGGGTTTGAGAAGCTCGTTGTGCAGGCGCTCAAGCACGGGGCCTAGCATGAGAAGCTTCTCTTCGTGCCGCTCGGCCACCTCAGTCGCCGTCATGCGGCCTGGAACGGTCGACGCCAGCATGAGGAAGAGATCGGCATAGAACGCGCCACGAATGCGCTCGCGTACGTCTTGGATGTCGAAAAGCAGGTGTTGCAAGTCCAGCTGCACGTTGAACAGGGTCGATACCGCGTTCTGCGCGCCGGGCGCATCAACATAGGTCACGCCGCCGGGCAGATAGTCCAGGTCGCGACCCTTCATGCCAGCCGGCACCTGCAGCGGCGGCTTGGTCTGATAGTCGATGGCATTGGCCTTGCGCAGCTGCTCGTGTTGGAGCTGCTTGATGTCGCCAAGGGCTTCCATGCCGGGGCTGTTGCCGTACACATCGCCAGGCATTTTATGCCAGCGCGGAGCGAGGCCGGGGAAGCGATCATATCCGCTCTCGCGCAACACCTTGTCGCCTGCGTCCTCGCGGCCAGGCTCAAAGTAAACGCTGCGCCATGGCTTGTTCTTGCCATCGGCCTTGCGTGCATCGCGGTCAGAGCGGGGTTCGATACCGTGGATGATCGGCACCCACGCATCGAGATTGCCTGAGTTGTAGAGCGCCTGGGTCGTGCGTGAGCACTGATCATACCCAAACTCTGCAACCAACTCGGCGACCGTCTTTTCAAACTCGCGGTAAATCGTGTTGACGTTGCCGCGATAATCCGTGGCCAAAGCGAACTCGCCAACGGGGCTTTGGTAATGGTGGATGAGGGCGTCATAGTCATCCATGATGACGGACGCCGACGTGCCGAATGCACCAAGCTCTTCGTAGCACGCATGGAGCATAAGGTAGGTGTTGCTGCGAGCGAACACGTTCAGCATGCGCCCTTGCGTCTCAGCCAGCCATGACTTGACCGGCGCATAGTCCATCAGGTCTTCATCGGGCAAAGCCAGCCTGAACCATGGCCGCGCAGGCGACGTCATGCCGCTCATCATGCCGGCTGACAGGATACGCAAGGAGCGCGAAGCCGTGCTGTCGAAGATCGCGTTGTGCTTCTTCGTGCCTTTATTTCTGTCGCTCTTGTAAAACCGCGTCGAGCGAGGAAGCAGATAGTCCGACAGCTCGCGCCAATGGGCGATCCAGCTGGACCGTTCGGTCTGAAGCGCCGTCCAGCGGCGCAGCATGTCGGTCTTGGGTATCATGATCCTAACAGGCTCGTGCGGCCCAACATGCCGCTCGATGTAGGCGCACCCATTGTGCCGGTAAGGAATGTGCCGCCAACTCCACCGCCGCTCATGGCGCGGTTGCGTGCGGCAAGCGCTGCGACGTTGGGGCGCTTCTGGTTAGCGCGGTTAAACTCGCGTTCGGCCTGGCTCTGTTGCATCTCGGCTTGCATCGTTGCTTGGTTAGCGGCGCGGCGTTGGGCCTTCTGGGCCTTCTGGCCTTGGTAAACGCTTGCGCCAGATGCGGCAACTGAGGCAATAGCAGCGGTCAAAGCCATCACAGCACCTGCGAATAGATGACGTCTTGAATGCCATATCCAAGCCTCGGCAACATCCGATCAAGGGTTGTCCCCGGCTTGGCGTGCCACAGCATCATCTTGACACCTCGATCCTTGGCGGCGCGCTCGGTCGCCGTAATCAGCCGCATGCCGGTCATGCCGCGCCGGTGTGACTTGCGCACAAAGAGCAAGTCATTCTGGCACATCAAGAGGTCGCCATAGTGCAGGTTGGTGCACACAATGTTAACGCTGTAGCCAACTAGGGTTTCGGCGCCATCGACATGAGTGTCGCCATGAGTGTCGACATGAGTGTCAAACATACCGATAGCAAACAAGTTCCCCGCCGCTTCAAGGGTCTGGTAGCGCTCGACATCGGGCTTAAGCAGCATGATATCAGGCACGGTGGCCAACTCGGCATAGTGCTCTTCAAGCAGCGGCCAGGCGCGGTCGATCCATTCGCTTGCAATGATCTCGCGCGGGATCGCCATCAGACCATATCCAAAGGGTTATACTCACCACACGATCGGGGCCGGGCCAACTCATCGCGCTGGCGCTCAAAGCGTGTTCTAGCCGCAACGGGTGCGGCAAAGGTCAGGGCCAAGGCGTCGCCAAGGTCGGGTGAGGGAAGCCCGCGCGCCTTGAGGTCATCCTTGCTTTCCAGCACGCGCTTACCCGTCTGCGTGAAGGCGTAAGTCGGCGCGGCCAAGTCTTGCTTGAGGGCCACGTCATCAGGGATCGCGCCGCCTAGCTTGATCCACTCGGCCAGCCCGCACCACATCTCGGTGCGTTTGTCCTTGTAAACTTCGTCAATGGGGCGTCCGCCAAACCAGACTTCTGTGACTTCATGCTTAAGCTGACGCAGCCTATCGATCACACCAGAACCATTGCCTGCATCAATGAACACCGCGTCGGGTTGCCACTCGGCGATCTTGGCCGCAACACGCGAGGCCAAGTCCATGTTGTCCACGCCACGCAGGACGATAGGCGGAAAAGCCACCATACCCTGACGCGGAAAAATCACACTGCGATCATCACCAAAGCGCGCAGGGTCAACGCCAAGAATGCGAGGTGCCCATTGATATTCCGTGATCGCGTAGTGCCGCTGGGTTGCGGCTTGCACGTCAGACAAGCTAATCAGCTGATCCTCGCCCGCCGCGCTGAAGTCGCACAGATACTCGCGGCTGAATGATGTCTCGCTCATGTCGCGGCGCAAGCGCGCGATCTCGTCGGTATCAAGGGCGTCGGTGTCATAGACCGTGTAAAGCGCCGAAGCCCAATCCGGCAGGGTCTTAGCGCGAAAAAACAATTCGCTGAACAAGTTCACGCCAGACGGCGTGCCAATGAACAGCGCCCAACCTTTGCGGTCTGACAGCGCCGGCTGAATAATGTCCTGCCAGACTTCGGGCTTGATCTGCGCCACCTCATCGATGACCACGCCATCAAGGCGCACGCCACGCAAGGCGTCTGGGTTGTCGCCGCCAAAGATCCGGATCACGGCGCCATTGTGCGCCAGCTTGATTGACAGTTCGCTTTCGTTCACCGCCACAGCATTGACGTTTAAAAGCGGAACCAGCCGCTGTTTAAGCCGCGCCCATGCGATGGTCTTGGCCTGCTTCAAAAACGGCGCAAGGTAAACGTAATAAGCCAGGTCTGCGGTGGTCTTAAGCGCCGCGTCGATCAACTCCATCAGAGCCAGCTCGGTCTTCCCGGCTCGACGGTGAAGCGCCAGCACGCGAAAGCGGGCCTTGCGCTTGTGAGCTTGCACTTGCCATTCGCGGGGGTAGTAGGCGAGGCTAATCTGTTTCTGAGGCATGCGGGACGCCTGTGACAACGGCAAGGGTTACGCTCGCATCAACCTTTTGCTGGGAGCTTTCGCTCCAGCCCGCACGGCTTGACAGGAAAAACTTCTGCGCCTGCGTGTCGCCATTAAGGGCGTTCTGCTTCAGCGAGTTTGCAACCTGTTCAACAACCTTGGCTTTGCCAACGTCAAGCTCATCGCGATAATACTTGGTCAGCGTGTCGTGGCTAATGCCAAAGATCTTGGCGATAGTGACGTGATCCATGCCATAGGCGCACAGCTGCTCAACGCGCTGCGCGTTTTCTTCAGTTTTGACGTGAGCAGGGCGACCTGGTTTCTTCATATTACCGCGCGCGAGCTACGCTAAACAGCTTGTGCAAAAGTTACGTTGTACCGTTGGGCAATGTCGTTCATCCACTCAAACGATCTGCGCTTCGCAACCTTAAGAACAATGTTGCCAAGAGACGCCAAAATATCTCTGTTGTGAAGCTCGACGCCGCAAACAACAAAAATTTCGTCGCCTTTGATTTGACGTCCGTATGTGCGCAAAAGCTTAGCAAGCTCCACAACAACCCTGCGATCTTCGTAAATCGACGGTTGACGGCATGTAAACGGCCCGATGCGAATCCCAAAAATTCCGATAGGGCCGCCAGGAACGACGTTTGTTAAATTGTCAAGGCCGTAACGACAAATCAATTCCGCCTCTGCGTCATAGGCTTCTTGCTCACAAACATGATAAGAAACTTTGCGTTTTTTAACCGACAAGCCGTCTTTTTCAATGCCCCTAATCACGTTGCATTTTCTAGACTGGCGGCCTTTTCTCGCCTCTATTTCGTGTTGGTCTATGCGGTTGTTTTTCCCTTTGCCGACGTAAAAAACCTTATCGGTTCTAGGATCGACCAACTCATAAACGTAAAACAAAGGGCGCTCAGCCATTTTTAACGCTTCGCCGTCTTCGCGCTCTCGCGAAACGCCTTCGCGGTGGGAGCGCCTTTTGCGCCTGGCTTCCGCATCTTCTCGCCGGAGCCCGCTTTAATGCGGGCTCGCTTGGCTGCGATGTTAGCGTAAAGGCCGGGACGTTTTGCCATCACTGCACAGGGGGCTCAACAACAGGGGCCACACTGACATCAGGGACAAGCGCCGT